GAATATAATGCTGATGATTTAACCAATGACCAAAAGCTAATGGTAAACCACTGCACAGACTTAGATAGAAAAATGGCCTCTGCTCAGTTCAACTTAGATCAATTGAAAGTAGGAAAAGATGCATTTGTAAATATGCTCACAGCCTCATTGGATGCTACTACTGAAGATGATAATGCTGAAGATGCAGAGGTTGTAAACTAAATAAGGAAAAGACCATGTCCAGAGAAAATCAACCAAAAACCCCACTACCCAAACATGAACCAAAAACCCCTCTAGGCAGATTTATGTGGTTTATAAATGAGTCGTGATCTAGCTACAGATATAATTACAGCACTTGATGACGATGTTATTTATCCATTCTTTGCAATAGAATTATTATTTGATGGTGATAATACATTAAGACTTTGGACAGGTCTTGGAACTCTCACTCATGACAGTCAAGATTGGGTGGGTACAGGAACTTTACTCAACATCAGTACAGTTGAAGAAGCATCTGAAATTGCAGTAAAAGGTGCAACTGTTACATTAAGTGGAATACCTTCATCTGTTATTTCACTGGCATTATCTCAGCCGTATCAAGGCAGAGTGTGTAATCTTTATTTCGGTATGTTTACAGTTGATAGATTACTTCAACAAAGTGATGATTACATTTTATTACAAACAGGCTCAAAGATTTTACTTGATACAGATCAAACATCAATATCTAATATATTCTCAGGCTATATGGATCAGATGAACATATTAGAAACGCCATCAACATCAACAATAGAGTTAGTGGTTGAGAATAGATTAATAGATTTACAACGAGCAAGAATAGCTCGATTTACATCAGAATATCAAAAATCAATTTATCCAACAGATTTAGGGTTGGATTTTGTAGAGGATTTGCAAGACAAGGATATTTCATGGGGGAGGAGTAGTGGCTCTTGAGTTTAAACAAGAGTTTATTAATAACGTAAAACCAGAGATAGTTAATTTAATTAATTTGCACTGGGAAGAAATAGCATTAAATAAAGATGTTATAAAGTTAAATCCAGATTGGAATACTTATTATGATTTAGAAGACAATAACAAATTGAAGATATTTACTGCACGTTTTGATGATGCGTTAATTGGATATTTTATTGTTATTATTAGTGTACATTTGCATTATAAGGATCATTTATTTGCTACAAATGATATTTTATATATGCATCCAGATCACAGAAAAGGTTTTGCTGGAATTAAATTAATAAAGTATGCTGAACGATGTATAAAAGAAGATGGTATTTCAGTTATGACTATAAATGTAAAAGAACATAAATCTTTTGGTGTAATATTAGAAAGATTAGATTATACTCCAGTAGAAACAGTTTATTCTAAAGCATTAATAAGGGAAAATAATTAATGGCTGTTAGTATTGGAGTAGCGGCATTTTCAGCAGGTGCATCAACTTTTGCAGTGGGTTTTGCTGGGTTTCAAGCGGCTTTTGCGGCTAATCTGGCATTAGGATTAGCCTTAAGAGCTTTAACTCCAAAACCTCCAAAATCAGGAGCTAATTTAGGTTATCAAATAAATGCAAAAGGGTCTGCTTTAGATCATCAAATTATATATGGAAAGATGAGGGTCGGTGGGGTTATTGTATTTGATGAGGCCACAGGCAATAACAATAAATTCCTTCATAGAATTATTGCTTATGCTGGACATGAGATACAAGAGTTTAATGAAATATATATTAACGATGAAGTAATAACTTTAGATGGGTCGGGTAATGTAACGTCACCATCTAGGTATAACGGCTTTATTAGAATCAATAAACATTTAGGAACAAGTGGCCAAGCGGCTGACAGCGACTTAGTAAGTGAGTCTACTAAATGGACATTAGAACACAAATTAAGTGGTTTAGCTTATTTATATATTAGATTGAAGTTTGATGCTGATGTATTTCCTAATGGTGTTCCTAATATAACAACCACTATAAAAGGTAAGAAAGTTTACGACCCTAGAGATAGCTCAACAGCATGGTCGGATAATCCAGCATTATGTATAAGAGATTATTTAACATCCAGTTATGGTCTAGCTGAAAACGTAGCAAATGTAGATGATGCATTGGTAATAACAGCGGCTAATATTTGTGATCAAACTAATACATTAGCATCTACTACTCGATATACTTGTAATGGAGCGTTTGTTACTAGCATCACTCCATTAGATTTCTTAAATGATATAATTACTTCATTTGGTGGTATGCTTTGGTATTCTCAAGGCAAGTGGAGAATGAAACCAGCATATTTTACAAGTGTTCAGTTAGCTTTAACCGATGATGATTTACGCTCTAATATTAAAATAAGCACAAGACATTCTCGCAGAGATAACTTTAATAAAGTAAAAGGTACATTCAGAGGTGCTGAAAGTAACTGGCAAGTTACAGATTATCCTGCAATTACAAACACAGCATTTTTATTAGCTGATAATAATCAAGATAGTACAATAGATTTTGATTTACCTTTTACAGATAATTCTATTGAAGCTAGAAGAATTGCGTTGATAGCATTAGAGCGAAACAGACAGCAAATAACTGTAAACGCTAGTTTTGGGATGCGAGCGTTTAAAGTGCAAGTAGGAGATACGGTTAGTTTAACAAATGTTAGATTTGGCTGGACAGCAAAGACATTTGAAGTTGTTAGTTGGAATTTTGGTTTACGTGATGATCTTGATTTACAAATAGAGATTACTCTAAGAGAAATTTCTAGTAGTGTATTTGATGAAGTAAGTGATGGCGTGGTTTATGAAAATGATAATACAAATCTATTATCTCCATTCGATGTACCTTCTGTTGGTGTTTCTGCTGAAGCGGTTGCAAGAGTATTATCAGAAAAGTTAGTTAATCAGTTAGAAGTCACAATTACAGCAGGGGCGGCAGAACGAATTGATTTAGTTGAAGTGCAATATAAAGCTGATGCAGATACGATTTACAATTCTATGGGAACTGGAGAACTAGGTAAATTTATTGTCGTTGATTTGGCAAGAGGTATTTATGATATACGAGCAAGAGCTATTAATACTTTTGGTATTAAAGGTGATTTTGAATATTTACCAAATTTTACTGTTGATGCTTTATCAGCTCCCCCAGCAAATGTTACAAACTTTGTTCATGAATTATCAAGTGGGACTTTGTTTTTATCGTGGACTCCAGTAGCAGATTTAGATTTATCGTATTACAGAATACGACATTACTCACAAACCTCCAGTGGAACGTGGGCAAATTCATCAACAATAATTAATAAAGTTGGAAGACCAGCAACAAATGCAACTCTTCCAGCAAGATCAGGTATGTATTTTATTAAAGCATTTGATAAAGGTTTAAATGAAAGTGTTACTGCAACAAGTTTAGTAATACAGCCTACTGAATTGCCACCTGTAGGTACAACATCAACTTTAACAGAAAATCCTAGTTTTGCTGGTAGTAAAACAAATGTTGTTATTGATACAACACCTAACCCTGATGAGCTAATAATTAGCAATATTTCTGGAGCAAATCCGTCAGGAACGTATAATTTTGCAAATTATATAGATACATCCAGTTCAAGAACTGCTAGAATAACTGGAATAACAGTTTTTAGTCGGCATCAACCAACTGCTGGAACGTGGGATAATATAGTAGGAGACTGGGATACATGGCCTGATAATTTTGATGGCTGGACTGATGAGCAAGCCGCATTTAATGATACTAATGTAGAAGTTTATGTTGCGGCAACACCAGACGATCCAGCTTCTAGTCCAACGTATGGACCATTTACTTTAGCAAATGGAGCGGATGTTGTTGGGAGAGCGTTTAAATTTAAAGCAGAATTAACAAGTACAAATACAAATGTCAGTCCGTCAATAAGTTTATTAAAAGCAACAGTGGAATTCTAAAATGAGTCAAAATGATTACACAATAGCAAATCAATCAGCGTCAAACGCTAGAGCAGACATTAATAATGCATTACAAGCATTAGCAAGTTGTTCATCTGGATCATCAGCACCAAGCACAACCTATGCAAATATGTTATGGTACGATACAAACACAAACATTCTTAAAATGAGGTCAGAAGCTGACGATGCTTGGATCTCATTAAATTATTTAAATCAATCAGCAAACACAAACAATATTTTAGATAATACTCAAGTAGTTAATACAGGTGGGACTCAAACTGGTTTATTAGGTGACCAAGCTCAAAATGTTTGGACTGCTGGATCAGGTACGACTGAAAGTTTAATTTCACCAGCTAAACTAAAAGGTGTATTAGATTCGCCAGCTAAAAGTTTAGCGTCAAATGGATATCAGAAATTTGCAAGTGGTTTAGTTATACAATGGGGAAGTGCTACTTGTGGGAGAGATTCAAGCACGACTGTAAGTCTGCCCTATACGTTCCCTAATGCGTGTCTCCAAGCCACTGCTACTTATGGAGCCCAAGCAAATACTTCTTCTACTGATGACGCTATGGTATCAATTCACACGTTAACAACCACGACCGTTAAGATTGGGATTGGAGCTATTCAAGAGAGTTCACTATTATGTAGATTTATAGCGATTGGACATTAAAATGAGCAATGTAAGATTAGAAAAAATAGAATGGACATTAGAAAGACACGATGTATTGATACAAACCTCAATAAAAAGTCTTGCAAGTATAAATGCAAATTTACAGCAGATGAAATGGTTTGGTATTGGTGCGGTTGTTGTGGTAGTTGCAAACCAATTTGGATTGTCAACATTTCTAAAATTAATAGGTATTTAACAAGGAGTAATAAATATGAGTTGGATTATAGATAGATTAAAGGAAAGTTCCACATGGGGTGGAATAGGTATTATATTAATAGGACTTGGTGTACTTTTCTCAGGTGAGCTTATTTTTATAGGTCTTGGATGTGGTGTGCTTGGAATGATTATAAAAGAAGATAAGTAATTATGTGTTATGTATAAAAACTATGTTATTTTTCTTATATTGGCAGTGTTTTTATCTGGCTGTGAGAATTTGAATTGCAAAGTTCTTACTTTAGATAACTTTTGTTCATGGGGAGGAAAATGAGAGTTAAGAAGAAAACTGCTTTAATCTGTTTTATTATAGCATTTATTATGGTTGGTTACTTGTTTTATGCGTCTATAACGAGTGCAGAGACAATAGTAACAGATAACACAACAGACTCTACAGTAAACTCGACAACAAACTCAACTATAAAATCTCCTCCACCATCTGCTATTTCACCCTCAATTAGTACATCTAATACTGATTTATGTACGGTAGGAGTTGCTGGTGCAGTTCAAACGCAAATACTAGGTATTAGTGCTGGAAAGACATTTACAGAGCCTAATTGCGTTCTATTAAAAAAGGCTAAAGTAATGTTTGATATGGGGATGAAAGTTTCAGCGGTTAGCATAATGTGTACCGATAAAACGATATGGCAAAGCATGAAAGATGCTGGAACGCCCTGTCCAATAGATGGTCTTGTTGGTGCGGCGGCATTACAGAAGTGGGAAGCAACACCAGAAAGATGGCCTGACTATAAAGCAAATGGTAAAAAGAAATGGGATGAAGATGATAAAAATACTGCAAAAGGTGTCATTGGGATTGGTGGTTTGCTTATTTCCTTACTCCTCCTCATCTGAAGTAGTAAACTCCAGCACTAATAATGCGGCTAAAGATGCTTATATTTGGCAGATGTTAAATCTATTCCCCAGCCAAACAGGGTTAACAGTAAAAGGTGTCTTTCATCAATACACACTAGATAAGAATGAAAGCACTAATGGATCTGTAATTATTAAAAACAAGAACGCTGATGGCACAGGAAACATTTATGAAAATGTTGATAATTGGAATGGAATTGCTGGATCAACTAAGATTGGCTACGACCCTGTAACACCATCTTTACTGCCATTATGGGGAGATGGTTCAATAAGTGTTACTGGGGATGGCACTTTAAGTGACGTATCAGTTAATTATCATTACTCGTTCGACCCTTGTTTTATTCCATTGTCAGACCCTAGTTGCCCAGATTTCCAAGCAAACTTATATCAATATTTGTTAAATAATAATCTGCTTGATACTGACCCTAATGTAAATGATCCATATTATGATGAATGGGTAAAGTTTCAGCTAGAACGTAAGGCTGAAAAACAGAAGGAAGAGAAACTAAAGGAAGCTAAAGAAGAGGAGGAAAAGAAAGAGGTTACAATGGAGAAGGTTCTTGCAATCTCAGGTGCAGTAGAAAAAATAGCTGACCCAACTCAACAACTAAATATGCTTACAGAAATGGCGGCTGTAGGGAAAATAAACTCTTATTATGATGTAAAGATTGATGGTGGTATATATAAGGATACAATTCAATTAAATGACAGTAATATTCAAGATAATCGCAAGGCATTGAGAAATTTACGAAATGATGCTAACCATAGAAAGATAGTTAGGTCGCAATACAAATAAATGAACCAAAAACCCCTCTAGGGAATAATGAACCAAAAACCCCTCTAGGCTAAAAGAAGGAACTATTATGTTTAATAAACTTGTAATTATAAGCTCTTTGATTTTCGCTTCTCCAGCTCTTGCAGTAAACAGCCCTATAAATGGACAAGTACAGGCAAAATGTTCTATCTGGACTGAAACTCAAGGTGTTTACGGAAACCCATTACCAAACAAGCTCGACACTTTACCAGCTAGTGGAGGTACTCACGCATCCATCCGTGTAGATATTGCTCAAGCTAACTTCTATAAGACTAGCTTTACGCATCCGATTTCGTTCAGTTCTTCTCCGACTTTAAGTGATACAGTTGTGTGGAGTGGGTCAACAGTTGTTGGTCAGGTTTCGGTAACGGAAATGAGTGCTTATGAAACCGCAAAAGTAATTAGTCCATCAAATGTAACTACCTTCGATATGACTTTGGCTGGATCAACTTGGTTTACTGTTAGCTCCACTGCATTATATGGCTATAACAAATCGTTACCAGCAGGGTCTTATGTTGCTGAAATTGTTGCAGAATGTATTGCAAAGTGAAATTGTTATTAAGTGTTGTGTTTGTTTTTTGGGCAAGTTTTGGCTTTGCTCACGAAATGACTCCAGCATATCCAAAGTTTGTTACTTCATATATTGATGATGTTTCTGTAACAAAGATGAAGTTATTTAACAGACGAGATGATGTTAGTTATTATAAAATTGAGGTATGGGACAATAATTGGGAACCAGTACCTTTTGCATCTACTAATAAAATAATAAAAATAGGTCATAATAAATCAGTTTCGTTTGATGTATATGTCCAAACGAAAGACTTAAAATATGTTGTTTATATTTGCACTATATCAAAGAACTTTAAAGAAGATCTAAAGGTCACTGTTATTGCGTCAAGAATATGCTCCAAAATAGATTAGTTTTAGCAATATTGTTTATTGTAATTGCTCAAGGTAGTTACGCAGACTCAACAAGTAATTCTTTAAGTTTAAGTCTTCCTAGTCCGAGCATAAATTACCAAAGTGATAAGTTTAGAGCTGGCGATCTTGATTGCTCAAATAGCATCGGATCGGCTACAAATTTCTCTTTTGGGCTGACTTCAATTATTCAAGGAAGCAGTTTAGCTAACGAGGGCCATCGCACAGGTGATATTGGGCTTTTTGCTCAGATTACTATTCCATTAGGTAAACGAAATAAAAATAGGATTGATTGCTCACGTTTATATGAGTTAGAATTAACTAAAAAACGATTAGAAGTTATGAGGTTAGAACAGGAAATTAAACAGCTTCGAGCGTTATCGTTTGAGAACTAGGAGGAAGTATGGCTGAGGTAGAGGTAGGTGGAATTAAGTTTTCGGGTGGTAAGTTTTTTATTGTAATTAGTGTTATTTCAACATTGGCTGGCTCATTATGGGCTGGCTTTGAGTTTTATGCAGATTACATGGATATGAAAGAGATTGTACAAGAAATAAACATTGATGAGATAAAAGCAGAGAATGAATTGGTAATATCTAAATTAGACTCAGCTATTGTTTATACAAGAGATATCAAGAACAACTTGCGAGATGATTTAATGAAGCTAGAGGCTTACATTGATAAGTTAGAAGGCAAAATTGATAAGAGTGATAAGAAAATAGATACTTCTGGTATAAGTATTAAAGCAACGCAAGCATCAATTGATTTAGTGCTTGAAGGTGTTTTAAACGAAATGAACCAAGTGCAGAAAGATGTAACGGTTTCTATAAGAGAGGTAGAGGCATTAATCAGGGAGAGTGAGAAGGATGTTCGTAATAATTTACGAGAGACTGAGGATAGACTTGATCGATCAATGAAGAAACTAGAAGATAATATAAATCAACGGTTACAAGAATTATTAGATAATCCTTTGTCGAATTGAGTAAATTAGTGTATAGAATAATTATTTAATATATATGAGGTTTCAAATGGCTAAAAAAGGTACAAAAAAAGGCGGCAAAAAAAGGATTTATAAATGAGTAAGAAATTACAATCAGACAGCAAATATGCAATGGCTGATGCTGATGGTGATGGAATAGTTACAGATGAAGAAATGGATCGTCATGCAATGTGGGTGCGGCTTGAGAATGAAGATAAACAGGCAGACACTCAACGGTTAATGGCTTTAACTTCTATGATTGTTAGTATTGCAGGAGTGGCTTTGTTATTACTTCCTATAATTTCATTAGCAAGAATGGAATCTATATCGCCTGTATTATCAACTTTTTTAATTGCTAATACTGGAATAGTTGCGGCATACATAACAGGATCGGCACTATCTAAAACAAAGATGAAATAGGAGAGCAATATGTTTGGAATGTTAAGCTCAATAATAGGGCCTGTTGGTAATTTAGCGTCAAGCTATATGGAAAATAAAACTGAAGCGCAAAGAGGAAAGACAGCGATTGCCAAAGCTAAAGCAGAAGCTGAAGCCAAGGTTATGGTAAGTGCCGCTACAAGCACAGCCGAATGGGAAAAGATAATGGCTAAAGGAAGCCAAGACTCATGGAAGGACGAATGGCTAACAATTTTATTTAGTATACCACTTATCTTAGCGTTTGCTGGCGATATGGGGCGCACCGTAGTAGCACAAGGGTTTTTAGCACTTGAGGTAATGCCTAGCTGGTATCAATACACACTGGGTGTTATAGTAAGTGCTAGTTTTGGAGTGCGGTCTGCAACAAAATTCTTCGGAGGCAAAAAATGAACAAGAATTATGACAGATGTTTAACAATGTTATTAAAGCATGAAGGTGGATATGTGAACGACCCAAACGATGCTGGGGGACGCACTAATCTTGGTGTTACACAAAAGGTTTATGAAAATTGGGTTGAGCGTGACGTAACAGAGCAAGAAATGCGCGATTTAACTATAGAAGATGTTGCTCCAATATATAAAAATGAGTATTGGGACAGAGGAAAGTGTGATGATTTACCTAGTGGTGTAGATTGGTGCATATTTGACTGGGGCGTTAATAGTGGAATGAGTAGATCAGCTAAAGCATTACAGCGTATTGTAGGTGTTGAAGCTGATGGTGGAATTGGGCCGATGACTTTACAAGCTGTTAATAACTTTTATCCATTGGAAATTATAACTAAAATGCATTTATCTCGACAACATTTCTATGAAAGTCTGGATAATTTTGTTAATTTTGGTAGAGGCTGGACAAGACGAAACAACGAGACAAAAGAAACTGCATTAGAAATGCTTGATTAAACAAAGTATTCCCAATATCCACCACTTGATTTTTGTTTGTTTATTATTCCTTCTTCAGTCATTTTGTTTAAGTAAACTTGAGTTAAATATTTTGGTTTATTAATTAACTCACTTATTTCCCCAGAGGATATCGGTTGAGAGTTTAAACTCATTAAATATTTAAATAGTTCTTTTCTTAATTCTTTTGGTATTCTTCCAACTGGCGATGCTGGGAAACGGCATTTAACTTCTGGTTTTTCTTTCCCATTCATATATGCTCTTAAATAATCTTGAAATTTACCATCGAAGGTTTGTGAAACATTATGAGTTTCAAATGCGTGTTTAATAGTAAATAAAACTTGATCTATTTTATTCATTAAACTGCTCCCATTATATAAAAAGCAACAGGAATAATAAAAATACAAACTGCTCCAATAAAATCACTTATCATCTAATCCATCTCCCTTTAAAACATATAATTGATCTTCGAGTACAATAATTGTTGTATGTATATGACCCGAACCACGTTCACTTATCCTTTTTTTAATAGTTCTATTTCTTCAGTAAGAAACTTTATTCTCATTGGTTTAGATAAATTCATTTTGTTCTCCATTATGTAGGCACTATTTGAAGGGGAACGTGTAAGCCAGTCCCATGACATTCATAACAATCCTCAGAAACATTATCAAACTTCATTAAACCTTTTCCCTTACATAATTTACAATGACGATCATCAACCCAAATTAATGAAGTTCTTTTTTCTTGTTGCTCTAACAATTTATCCATTTTGGATTTTAACTCTGGTACGATGTTCCAAACTTTATCTTTATTGTTCATTATAAAAACTCCGTCATAGGATGATCTAGCAATTTTGATATTTTTCGCTGTATCCTAATTTTTTCAGCCTTGTTTGAATTAGCAGGATCTTGAACATTATCTGTCATCCAAATGCTGTCAAGTGCGTCACTAATAAACATAAGCTCCACATCGTTAAATCTTATTTCTTTAGTCATTATATTTCTTCCTTCCCTGTTTTAATATTTGTAGTATCAATTTTAATGTGTAAATGTCCTGTTTGCATCGACGATATATTTAATTCATAAGGACACGTTCGAAGCCATACTAATATGTCCTCTATGTTATCTATTTGTTTTGTCATTTATTTATCTCCCTGTTGTTGTTTTAATATACGTTTAATGAGTGTGTGAGCATCTTCGTTACGCCCTCTTAATAACATATCATATGCCCAAGCTAAATTGCTCCTATCGTTCCTATCTAATTCTCCATCATTGGTCTCTGTTGGGGTTGTGACGGTGGATTCTGGAGTTGTTGTAGTAACCTTAAACTTAGTTGCCAGTGTCATTACCTCATTCTTCAGCCCTTTGATTAACTCTTGAGCCTCTAAATGTGTGTACTCGTACTGGCCTTTTCGTGATAGGTTGCCCAATAGTTTAATTGACTTGTGGGTTTTAGGTAGACGGCTATCAAGCAACCGCCTAAATGTTTCTCTCTTAGTGTTGTCCATTATATTTCTCCCTTGTTAAAATTATTACATCCATAAAATATGGGCTATGTCTTTTTCTGAATATTCTGTAAGATCACCTTTAGCTTTTATTATTTCTGGTGAACCACCCCATGCTTCAATTAATAAACATTTTCCAATAATCTGGTTAACTCTCTGCTCGACATAACCATCAGCAGTGCCAGAATCAAAATCATATGATCCAGTTCTAACCCAACCGCCCTTAAATACTTTTTTCCAAACTATAGAACCTTTTGTTTTTCCGACCTTTTTGCCTTTTTTAAATTTAGGAAGTTCGTTGATTGCTTTATTTCCAAACCATTTTACAGCCAAATCAAAACCAAAGTCTGAAGCTAATGAAGCTGTTTTATAATTAAACTTTGCATAACTAACCATTATATTTCTCCGTTTTTTGTGGGGAGCGCGAAGCTCCCCTAATTAATTAAAAGTTGTTGTCGTAAAATTTATGCGGTGCGGTATCTAAATTGTACCTTGCACCATTACTATCAACCCAACCACGATTTTTAGAAAGTCTAATTCTAAATATATGGTTGTCAGGGTTAGATTTGTAAAACCATTTCTGAGCGCGATCATTAGTACAAATATGTGAAAAGCCACCTTGTACAAAATTAAGTTTAACTGACTCATCTGCCTCAGTATCTACAGCTCTAACCTCAATTGTTTTAGGTGAAACAACTTTAACAATGTCAAAAGGATTAACATCAGAATAACCCATGTGATTAGCATTTTTGTAATCAACACTCTCAACTGTAAATTTATTAGTTTTTGGGTGCATACCACTTATCTTAGTTTCTAAAGTATTTGCAATTTCTAGAGCTTCTGCTTTTGTTGCAAAAGTAACTTCTATGTGAAAACTAAACTTACTCCGATGTGGTCTACCATCATAATATGTAACATTAGGGTCAAGATCTGGCCTCTCGTCATAAGTTGTGCTTGCTTTAATATAAAATCTTTTTAACATTTAACTTCTCCCTTGTTTGTTTCTTTATAATATAACCCTATTACATTATAATGTAGTTTGTAAAGAGCTAAAAACAGTTTATTGTAATAAAAATGCAATTATTTTTCAATATAGATGGTAAGCCAATAGGTAAAAGCAGACCTCGATTCACAAAGTTTGGTCGGGCATATACTCCAAAGCAAACAAAGGATTATGAGCTATATATTAAAACAATAGCTCAAATGGCTATGAAACGTGCTAATTTGACAATTACTGATAATAAAGTCAGGGTTAGTTTACATATGTTTTACCCAATACCGCTATCATGGTCTAAAAGGGCAAAACAAGACGCTGTAGAGGGTAAAGTGACACCAAAGGTAAACGACATAGATAACGTAGCAAAGGCAGTTCTAGACGCTTTAAATACGGTAGTTTATAAAGATGATAGACAGGTTTATTATCTCCAAGCTGAAAAGACATATGAAACCCCAGAAAATAAGCCAATGATAAAGGTTTATATTAGCTGGGAATAACTTGTATCTAAGCCGTATTCTTCTTCCCATCGTTTAGGTTCTCGATGAATAGCAATTTTAGATGTATCAAAGTTCCCTTGATGATGACCTTCGCATAATGGTATTGCTTGGCAATCATCGCGTTTTCTGAAGCTGTATCTATCGTGAATTGGATGGTGAGCTTGCGTTCTGGAGACCTGATGTAAGCCATATGTTTTACATATGACACATTCTAACCCTCTAACATAATTCAACCACTTAATATTCTTAGTTGGTTTTCCTGTCTTTTGAGATACTTTTTGACCTGTTAAATTACTCAAGTGGATCAAATCCTATTGTTTCAGATAATTTTGCCATAGTTGTTTCAAAATAGCTATTAAATTCTTGCTGACTCATTGTAGAAAATGATGTTGAGTCTGCAATATAAATAACTCCACCAGTAAATTTACTTATGGCAGTTTGGTAATATCCACAGGCCATTTTTAAATCCCTGTGTAAATGCTCAACTGAGGGCCATTTGCCAGTGCCTTTAACTACTTTAGATAATGTAATCCAATATAAACGGTGATGGGGGTTTGAGCGTTCGGAAATTGGGGTCATATTAAACTGTTGACCATCCTTAAATTCACTAAACTTTTCAGCATCATATGCTGAGATCGGTCGTAGCTGACCGCCTTTTAAATAGACGGTCAACTGAACTTTTACTTTACTCAAAAAGGTATCTCATCGTCAATATCATTTATAGCTGGATTTTGTTTTTGTGCTGTGTTTGAGAAATCACCGCCACCAACTAAATCTATTGCTCTAGCTGTAATACCTAAATAAGTTTTTTTGTTATATTCACGTTGAGTTAAATCACCAGAAAGACCAACTTTTTGACCCCTTTTTAAGTAAGGTAAAATGCTATCCTTTCCCCAGTAACTAATATCAAAATAAATAACTGACTTATTTTCTCCCCATCCAGTATTTACAGCTATAGAGAAATTAAGCACTTTAGCACCTGTTTGTGTTGTTCTTTGTTCAGCATCCTTTGTAAGATTGCCAATTGTTGATATGTTTAACATTAATTTATCCTTGTATTTAATATTGCATTTAACTCAGTTCCCCACTTGGGATTAAAATCACTTAGATCATTTATTCTTGTTTTAATATTATCAATGTTTTCTCTTAGTTGTTCTTTTGAGCTATTCTCTAACTTGTTTTTGTATTTTGTATAATTCTCAACATGTGGGTCAAATTGATTAGCATCATCATCATTCTGATCGTAGCTAGTAATACCTAGCAATTGCATCAAACCAGTTCGACGCGCATATGTGTTTGCCGCACCTATTCCTTGCATATGAAGTTTAGATCCAAGTTCTAAATATTGTCTACTTGCTATAGCTTCACCTGTACTATGAACTAACATAGTTTCACAAAAATGACCAAACTCATCCTTTCCTGATTTTGTAATAATACAAAAACCATTTGTATGAATTGTAGTCGTAACTAAATTTAATAATTGTTGTAATGAAATATATTTAGATTTCCATGCAGGATTGTTACTGTCGTTAATTGCTTTAGGTAATTCAGATTGCAGTTTTAATAGGCTTTCATAAATTTTAGTCATTTGTTTCATCCTTATATGGCGATGCATCATGCCCATGTTTTTTATGTGCAATAACAGTCTCATCTATAATTTCAGCAAATACTTTATAGAATTGACTATAAAAATATGCTTTTGATCCGTAATCTTTTATTGGTTCTTTTAAGGTGTTTTGATGCATTGCATGAATTTTGTGCGATGCAAATAACTTTAGTTTTAATGGTGATGGCCATTTGTCTAAATTTGACATTATATTAGCTCCCTGTTTTATTTATACATAAACACTTTACATTTAATCGTAACAATGTAAAGTAAAATTATTAATAAGGAGAACAAAATGGAAGATAAATTATTAAGTCTTGCTCAGATTAAAGAACGTTTAAAAGATCGTAGGATGAATACGATAGCTAAGTCATTGGGTTTAAAATATGAAACTATAGCTCAATTTTCAAAGGCAAATGCAAACCCACGTTATAAAACATTACTTTTAATTTCTAATTATTTGGAGGACAACAAATGAAACCAAATCAAAAGCAACTAATTATGGATCATTATTTTAATAAAGGTTTAACAATTAATCCAATTGAGGCAAACAAAAAACCAGTTAATAGCACTAGACTTGCCGCTAGAATTCACGAATTGAAAGAGAGTGGTCATAATATTGGTAAAATTATGGTTGTATTGGACAATTGCACAACACCGATTGCTCAATATCATTTAATAAAATAATGAACCAAAAACCCCTATAGGTAAAAGTGAACCAAAAACCCCTATAGGATTAAAATAGGATTATATTATGAGCCACAAAGCCACTAACTGGGCATTTCAACAGAAAGGATTATTGCCATCGCAAAAACTATTATTATTGCATTTGGCAGATAGACATAATCCAGACTTTGGATGCTTTCCCAGCATAAAGAAATTGACTATTGATTGCGAAATATCAAGAGGGTCAGTTATAAAACATCTATCAAATTTAGAGGAGAAGGGACTAATTAAAAAGGAAGAGCGCAAGCGTGATAATGGGTCACAAACATCAAATAACTATATCTTGGGTTTTGAATTAGAGGGGGTACAATATTTAGACCCTCCCCCCCTAGAAGTTAGACCCCCCCAGTCTAAAAAACCGTACTCCCTTAACATGGTAAGTAAACCAGTAAGTGATATAAGTATTGGTAAACCAAAAAAATCTAGTCAAATACCTATTAACTGGATACCTTCAGATAAAAATATAAGTGATGCTACAAGTTTAAATTTATCTTTTACTCAATGGAATACTGAAGCAGAACAGTTTAGGGATTATCACATTAGTAAAGGTTCATCGTTTAAATGTTGGGATGCGGCTTGGAGAACATGGTTGAGGAATAGTAAGAAGTTTAGTAAAAATAAACCAAGTAACATAATGAATTTAATGAGCATGGCGGCAAGGGAGAAATAAAATGTATGAATTGATGACACAAAAGTTAGATCCACAAGAAATAGAAAAGCATCGTATGTGGATAGCGTTAAAAGCAGAGGCATTATTAAATAATTATTTCGTTGCTCCTGTTAGAGATGAAATTAAATATGAAATGATGTTAGGGTGGATGAAGACATTAGAGAATTATAGTAAGAATGAAATTGAGGCGGCTTGTTGGGAACATTTAATTGAAGAGCCAAGGAGAAAGCCACATGAGGGAATAATAAGAGAGAGAGTAATTAATGCTCGTAGGCGTTATATGAAAACAAACACTCTTAAACATTTAGTTGAGTTAGATAAGGATGTTAAAGAGCCTGTTGAAAATAGTGTTGATATGGAAGAGCGAAGAAAAACAGCAAATAAGATTATGCAAGAAGTCTTTGGGTCTAAAAAGATATGAAGGACAAAGATATAGTTTTAGCAAAGGACATATTAAACTCAGCAAGTAAATTAGTAAGTAATGATCGTCGCAAAGAATATGGCGACCCTAAAATAAACTTTCAGCGAACTGCTGATATGATTTCTGCATACAAAGGAATAGAATTTACTTCAGAGGATGTTTGTATGTTTATGGTGTTTGTAAAGCTGGGAAGAGAAGCACATAAAGTAAAAATGGATAACAAACGAGATGCGGCTGGTTATTTAGCATTAGCGCATGAAGTAAGTTTATGATACAGGGGAAAAGAGAGCATTAAAAAATAGCTTTCCTGACCAACGGCTTCTGTCCTCCCTTGAAAGTCGTTGGTCGGTTATACAGGGAGAATAATTAAACGTATTAATAAAAGGAATATCTAATGGAAGCTGAACTACAAGGAATATCTGCGGCTGGAAGACCGCTAATAACTTTAGATGAGCAACAAATTAATGAAGTAGAAACTCTTGCGGCTGTCTTAACAACAGATCAAATTGCTGACTATTTTGGTATAAGTAGAAAGACTTTTTATAACATTATGGAACGTGATAAGGATATTTTTACACGCTATAAAAAAGGAAAAGCAAAAGCGATAGGAAGCATTGCTGGTGGTTTATTAAATAAGGCAAGAAACGGAGACCTTGGAGCGCAAGTGTTCTTTCTTAAAACTCAAGGTGGTTGGAAAGATACTACCGCTGTAGAACATACCTCACCAGATGGATCGATGACACCTACAAAGATTGAGAGAATAATTGTCGACCCTACAGATTAAAACGCCAAGATGGGTGCTTCCTATCATAACAAGTGAGCATCGGTATAAAGGTGCTAAAGGTGGTAGAGCGTCTGGTAAATCTCATTTCTTTGCTGAAGCTATTATAGAAAGACATATACAAGATGCAAATAGTAGAACAGTTTGCATAAGAGAAGTTCAACGATCATTAAAGTTTAGCGCAAAGCAATTGTTAGAAGATAAGATTAAATCATTAAATGTTGAGCATATGTTTGAAGTTATGGGAACAGAAATACATAATAAGCAAGGTAATGGAATTATTATATTTCAAGGTATGCAAGATCATACTGCTGAAAGTATTAAATCATTAGAAGGTTTTGATATAGCTTGGTGCGAAGAAGCTCAGTCATTATCAAAGCGATCAATAGAGCTATTAGACCCTACATTAAGAAAAGATGGTAGTGAGTTATGGTTTAGCTGGAATCCTAGAAATGAAACAGATGCAGTTGAGCAATTGTTTACAAATAATAATCAAGCAAAGGTTGTTCACGTTAATTATTTAGATAATCCATTTTGCCCTAAAGCAATGAACATTTTAGCGGATCATGCAAGGGAATTAGATTATGAGCGTTATAATCATGTTTGGCTAGGAGATTATGAAAAGTATAACGAAGCACAAATATTCTATGATAAGTGGAAAATAGAGGATTTTGTTGTTGGTAAAGATTGGGGAAGTCCTTATTTTGGTGTTGATTTTGGATTTAGACCAGATCCATTAGTTGCTGTAAAGTGCTGGGTTTATAATGATAATTTGTATATAGAAAAAGAAGCATATGGTGTTGGAGTAGAAATAGACAAGACAAAAGAATTTATTTGTGATATTATGCCTGAGTTTGATAAATATGTTAGTCGTGCAGATTCAGCAGAGCCTAAAACAATTAGTTATTTGCAAAGGAATGGATTACCTCGTATGGAAGGTGTCAAAAAGTGGCCTAATTCAATTGCTGAAGGTGTGAGGTTTATTCGTGGCTTTAATTCTGTTATTATACATCCACAATGTAAAGGGTCAGCAGAAGACTTTAGATTATACAGCCACAAAACAGATAAATTAAGTGGAGATATTTTGCCAGATATACAAGATTCAAACAACCACAGTCCAGACGCAGTGCGATATGCACTTGCTCCATTAATTAAAGCGCAATCATCAGGAAAAATGGTAATTAGGATATGAGCAACTCAGTTAGTAAAGTCAGTAAAGAAGTTAACGAAATGTTAATGCATAGCGCACCAGTAAGAGATTTAGTCGAAGGTGGTGATCATATGAGGAGTTTAGGAACTAAATACCTTCCTCAATTTCCACAGGAAACAGATGACGATTATCAAGCTAGAGTAAACAGTAGCTGGTTGTTTGATGGAGTAGGTAAAACAATAGAAGATTTAAGCGGCAAGGTTTTTGATCAGCCTGTTATGTTGTTAGAAACTAATACTGATTTAGATGTTTGGGCTTTTAATATTGACTTAGAAGCAAGAGATCTTAGTCAATTCTCAAAGGATGTATTCTCAGACGCTCAACGATCTGGAATATCTTTTATTATGGTTGATGCACCATCTAGGGCAGAAAACATAACTAAAGCACAAGCTATTAAAGGTAATTTTAGACCTTATTTTGTACACTTAAAGCTAGAAGATATATTAGGCTGGAAGTGGGAGATAATAAACAACGCTCCTAAATTAACGCAAATAAGAATAATGGAACGTGTATCAACTGAAAGCGAAGATGAATTTGCTCCTGATAAATCTATGCAAATAAGAGTACTAACATTACCAGTAGAAGAATCAAGAATTATTGGCACAGTAAATGTACGCATTTATTGTCAAGACCAAAAAGAAGACTGGTATATAAGTGAAGAATATGGAACTGGCATGGCTGAAATAATGGTTAAACCAGTTGATATTGGTCGCAAGAGTTTCTTTAATGCTGAACCACCTCACAGCAGATTAGCTGAAATTAACCTTGCTCATTGGCGTTCACAATCAGATCAAGCGAATATTATGCATCATGCTCGCGCACCAATGAAATACTTCCATGGTTATAGTAGGGAAGATTTACAATCATTTACAGAAGGTGCTGGTTATGCTTTTTGGAGTAGTAATGAAAACGCAAAGATCGGTGTAGTTGAACATTCTGGTGCGGCAATAGATGCTGGACGCACAGAGCTGAAAGATATGGAGTTTCAGATGCAAGCTATGGGATTACAGCTTATTGTATCTCGATCAGGAACAACAACAGCAACTGGTGATATGATTGACGAGAACAAGATTAATAGCCGTCTTGCAATGTGGGCAGATACTTTAAAAGACTCATTAGAAACGTGCTTTCAGTGGATGGCTGATCTTGCAAATATAAATGCTGATATAGAAATTACTATCAACAAGGATTATTCTGCTACAGCAATGAGTCATATTGATATGGATGCACTTAATAAAATGCATTTATCTGGAGTTATTTCTAAGCAAACTTATATTGCAGAGGCTAAACGTCGAGGCATATTAGCAGAAAATGTAAATGCTGACGACGAAATAGAAATGGTCGCTGATCAATCAATGGATATGCCAGACAATGTCATTAGCTGATGATATAGCAGACGCAACCATTAGACATCAGATATACTTGCAAAGATATAAATCAGGTGTTGTAAAAGATATACTTAAATTATTAGGTAATGTTGAAGATGACATTGTTTCTGATTTAGCTAAACGAGACTTGCAAAAGCTATCACCAAAACAACTTGGTGGACTATTAAATAACTTAAAACGTAAAATAAAGAATGGCTATAAACCTTTAATTGATAAGTTATCAGAAGAGGTAAAAGAACTGGGGTCATACGAAAAACAATTTCAGATGAATATGTATGAAAGATTAATACCAATTAATTTAAGTTTAATATCTCCAAGCAATGAACAAATATATGCGGCGGCTGTAGCACGACCGTTTCAAGGATTGTTATTACGTGAATGGTATAATGGTATGCCAGATGGTACATTTAGACGAGTAAAGACAGCAATTAGACAAGGTTATGTTGAAGGGCAAACAACCCAGCAAATTGTAAGGCAAATAAGAGGAACAAGATCACAAGCTGGAATTATACAGCAATCGCGTCGAGGAGCAGAGGCAACTGTAAGAACTGCATTAGCTCATACTGCAAATGTTGCTAGAAATGAAATATACAAACAAAACAACTCTAGGATAAAAGTAATCCAATGGGTAGCTACATTAGACGGCAGAACAAGTGCTATTTGTAGAGCTTATGATGGTAAAGTATTCCCACCTAAATCTGGGCCGCGTCCACCAATTCATATTAATTGTAGATCAACAACTATTGCAGTGTTTAAAACTTCTAGGCAATTACAGAAGATGTTAAAGATAAAGAACATACCAGTAGGGACTAGATCATCTATGAATGGACAGGTAGCAATTGATTTAGATTATAACAAGTGGTTAAAGAAACAACCCAAAGCATTTCAAAATGAAGTGTTAGGGAGGAAAAAAGGTGATTTGTTTAGAGCTGGTGTCCCAATGGATAGATTTATAGATAAAGCTGGAAACGAATTAACCTTACAAGAACTAAAAGAGCGTGAAAGCTCATCGTGGGCTAAAGCTGGCCTGTAACCTAGCGAAAGAAGGAATATAAAATGGCGTTAAAATATACATTAGATAATATGGAAGGAATAGAGGAGAATATTCAGTCCTTATACAAAGAAGAGAATGGTTCATATCGATTACAAGTTTTAGATGTAGTCTCCAAGAGTGACTTTGATTCTGTTAAACAGCAGTTAGTTGATGCAAATGAAGAAGCTGTAAGAAGACGTAAAAGTAATGAACGGTGGCAAGAGTTAGGTAAATCACCTGATGTTGTAAAAGAACTATTAAACAGCAAAGCACAACCATCTGAAGACCAAGAAAGAATTATATCAGAAGTAAAAGAAGGGTATGAAGCTAAAATAAAAGCGGCAGATGAAAGAGTTAATCAACTTAATAAAAAGCAAGCTGTAAACGAATTGAGGGTTCAACTTGCGGCTGAAAATGTAATTACTGCTGGAATAGAACCATTAACATTAATGGCAAGAGATCGGATTTCATTTGACGAGGATGGAAATGCGCGTATAATGGCCAAAGATAACACTAAACCCCTTGCTGGTTCGGGGGCTAATGGATATGCAACTATATCTGATTTAGCAAAAGAGTTAGTAGCGTCAGAAACTGGTCAACATTTTGTAAAAGATGATGGAGTTTCAGGTGGAGGTAAACCACCAGCGTCACAAGGCAGTAAGCCTTTCAATCAATCCGTGAATCGGCAACAATTTGACGCAATGTCTCATCGTGAAAGATCACAATTCGCAAAAGATGGTGGCAAAGTCTTTGATACTTAGCACCTCAAACATAGGAGCATAAAAACATGGCAAATGTTTTAACTGACTTAGCCGCCGATATTTACACAGCGGCTGATATCGTAGGTCGAGAATTAGTCGGCTTTATTCCAGCAAGTACAATTAATGCTAATGGCATTGAAGCCGCGGCTGTTGGACAAACTGTGCGATCATTCGCAACACGACAGGCGACTGCTGTTGATATAGCACCCTCAATGACAATTCCAGAAGGAACTGATCAAACTATTGATAATAAAACTTTAACACTAACACAACAAAGAGGTGTTCAAATACCATACACAGGCGAAGATGTTCGCTTTTTAAATGGTGGTGCTGGATACGAAACTGTATATGGCGATCAAATTGCACAAGCAATGAGAACTCTAGTAAACGAAATGGAAGCCGATCTTGCAACTGAAGCATATACAAATGCATCTAGAGCTGTAGGAACTGCTGGAACAACTCCATTTGCTAGTAACTTTAATACTGTAGCAGAAGCAAGACAAATTCTTGTTGATAATGGTATGCCAACAAATGACAACAGAACATCGTTAGTTATGAATACAGCGGCTTCAACCAAACTAAGAAACTTGGCTCACTTACAACGTGTAGATCAAGCTGGTGGAAGTGAATTATTGAGGCAGGGTGTTTTACTTGATCTTCAAGGTGTTATGATGCGTGAGTCTGCACAAGTTGTTACTCATACAAAAGGTGCTGGAACAGGTTATCTTATAAATGGTGCAGAAGCCGCTGGTCAAACAACTCTTACGCTAGATACAGGTACAGTAAATACAACTGGTATTTTAGCTGGTGATGTTGTTACATTTGCCGCTGACAGTGCTAATAAATATGTTGTTAATACAGGTTTAGCGGCTGTTGCTGGTGATATTGTTATTGGTGATAATGGTCTTCAAGTAGCAATTGCAAACAATAATGCAATGACTATTGGTAACACTTTTACAGCTAATATCGTAATGCACCAAAAAGCAATGGAGCTTGCAATGAGAGCGCCAGCAAAACCACTTGGTGGGGATAATGCTGTTGATGTATTGATTGTACAAGACCCTAATTCTGGCCTTGTGTTTGAGATTTCTGTCTACAAAGGATACAGCAAAGCAATGATTCAAGTTGGAGCAGTCTGGGGTTACAAAGCATGGAATAGCGATGCAATCGCAATCCTTATGGGCTAATTAAGATTATAGTGAGAGGCTGTAATGGCCTCTCATTAATTTAATAATAAATATAGGAAATAAATGAACCAAAAACCCCACTACAGAAGTGAACCAAAAACCCCACTAGGCAAATAAATAGGATAAAACATGGCAATAGTTACAACAATCGGAGGAAGCACAACGAATTCGTATATAACTGTCGCTGAATATAGTGCATACGCGGATAATTTTGGGTGGGTTATTGGTAATGATACAGCGGCACATGAAGATCAATTAAGGCGAGCCGCAGTTTATATTAACAGAGTTTATAATTTTGTAGGCGATGCTCAATATCAAACACAAGCGATGGCATGGCCTAGATTAACAACTCAATTAGTAGATGGATGGCCTATAAATCCAGATACTGTCCCACAAGATATAAAAGATGCTCAAGCAGAATTAGCTTTTTTAGTTCATGGCGGAACTGATTTAATGGCAACTGTAACAGGTGGCTCAACTAGAAGAACAAAGAGCAAAGCTGGTATTGTAGAAACAGAAACTGAATATGCAAGTTTTAGGGAAACTCCTAGATTTGTAGCAGTAGAAGGATTATTATCTCCTTATGTTGTATTTGGTGGATCACAAATTAAGGTGATGCGAGGTTGACAACAGTTGCACAAATAGCAGATGAGGCTTTTGATAATGTAGCTTTAGCAATTACAGATGCAATTAAAACTGCAACTCTTTCTTCTGTAGCAAATGGCTCATATAATTATGATACTGGAGCATATTCAACTACAACTACAACTATTTCTGGTCGATGTGTAATAGATAGTCAAACCCCAGCAAGTGATATATTTCCAGATTATGTAATAGGTCCGAATGAACAAATGATGATGCTTGAAGGGTTTTCGTCTGTTCCTTATGAGGGATGGACATTAACACTAGGATCAAAAACATACACAGTTAAAAGAGTACAAGATATAGTAGGTGCTGGAGCAATACAAATGATAGTTGCTTTGGAGATACCAGCATGAGTAATGCACAGAACTTTTCTATTCAGATTAATAATGATTGGAAAGCAAAAGAAAAGGATATATTAAAAATATTTGCTAGTATTGAAAATGATGCATTAACTGGTGTTGTAATGAAATCTCCTGTTGATACTGGAAGGTTTAGGTCAAATTGGTCGGTTTCTATTAGTGTTCCTGATTTAACTATATTACCTAAAAGTACTATTAAATCAGCTAATCAAGTTTTGACTGAAGGTAGAAACAAAATTAAAGCAAATAAGAAACTAACAAATGTTTATATACAAAATAATCTTCCATATGCAATGCGATTAGAGAATGGATGGTCTAAACAAGCACCAGCAGGAATGGTTGCAATAACAGTTAATGAAATTAAACATAAATATAATGGAATGGTAATATGACATTTCAACTAGAACGTAAGTCAATTGAGAAATATTTAGTTACGGCATGGAATAACGCCACGCCTATTGGTTTAGATGAACATGAGTTTGAACCGATAGCAAATTGCCTTAAACTAAGTATTGTTAATGGAACAACTATGCAAGGCTCTATCGGTAGAACTGATAATAGAATAGAGCATTTGGGTAATGTGTTTATTAACATATATACGACAGGGGGCGATGGTTCAGCCTCTTGGCGTGGTTATGCGGAAACTTTAATGGGTCTGTTCTTTAATAAACGATTAGATAATGCTGGTAATATAGCATCGTCAAATGAGTTTATTAGATTCTCCCCTATTAACCAACACCCATATATTTCTGGGACAATTTCTGATATACCTTTTAACATCGCAACTTTAACCGCGCCATTCGTGCGCTATTCTTACCAATAGGAGGCCAATATGACAGGCTCAGCATCAAATCAGCTAAGATCGGCTTATGTGGCCGAATCAACCGCTGGAACTACACCATCATCACCATCGTTTAAAACGACTGATGTTCCAATACTTATGACCGCAACACCATCAATATATGAAAGCAAAACTTTAATTGCTGGCGGTGCAAGAGGTGGAGTTGGAGTTTCGGGATTAGATGTATCAGGTACATTATCTGGAACATTTATTTATGGAAATTATGACTTATGGCTAGAAACTTTGCTTCAAGGAGCGTTTGCAACTAATGTTCTTAAAGATGCAAAAACAATAAAAACATTAACTGTTGAAAATGCTATACCAGCAGGAGTTGGTGGAACATTAACAATGATGCGTTATCGAGGTGTACAAGCAACTGGTGGATCTCTTACTTTATCTTCAGATGCTGACGTGCAGTTTTCGTTTGATGTTCAAGGTATTGGCTCAGATATTGCAACAACTTCAGCAATCGGTAGTTCATCATATACTAATCCAACAGAGAAAATACCATTACAATCAGGAGTTGATGTTGGTACGATTGTATATAATGGATACACATTAAATTGCATGGAAAGCTCAACCATTAACTTTGCTTATGAAAATAGAGAAAGGCAAACAAAATTATCTAGTCTTGATTTATGTGGTATTACGAGAGGTGCATTTGTTCCTACAATTACTGCAAGAATGTATATAGAAGCAAACTTTCTTGCTATATATAATGCGGCTAGGGCAAATCACACACCTTTCTCAGTGACTTATCCATTAGGGTCAGTTTCAAGTAAAAAATACACACTTGTATTTCCAACCTGTACATTCTCAGGTGGAGATATAGATTTTTCAGGTGCTGATGCAATGCAGGATATTACAATCATGCCACAATACAGTGCGTCAGATGCTTGTGTATTAAAAGTAACAAGAGCAGTATCTTGATAATAAAAACAGAATAACAGGTGGCCTGTTAGGGGGTGGGGTTAGGTTGCTCCACCTCCACAACCTTGAGAGGACAATCAATGCTAAACTTATCTAAACCACGAATGTCAGATATGACATTTAAACGAGAATTACCAGATCATTTAAATTATTTATCTGGAGGTAAAACATTTATATCAATTCGATGCAGAGCTGGAGGTTATATAAATACAGAACTACAAAAATTGATGGATGAAATAGATACAAAAAGACAAATTAAAACAATGGAATTAAGTGATCATTTTAAAGATAAGATAAAATATGCAAACGAGATGAATATATTCTCAAGAGAAATGGGAGAAATGAAATTAAACTCTCTTTACGATGCTTGTATTATTAGCTGGGAAACAAATATTTTAAACGATGGTAAAGCTATGAAATGTAATAAAGAAAACTTTATGTTATTAGCAGACATTAGAATAGAAGAGATTATTAATTGTTTTTTAGATTTTAGTAAGTATGTTGAGGAGTTAGGAAACTTTATTAATAAAGCAGATGAGGTAACGGAAAAAAACTAATAGACGCACTTTTGTATTCTTTTAAATATAAACCAAATGATGAAAAGTATTTAATAAGCAAGGGTGCGTTAAAAATAACTGACAGAGTATTACCACAAAATATATTTGCATGGGTGGCATTTATGAATTTACGAAACTCAAGAACAATAGGAATGAGCGGAGTTTCTCCTATTCCTTTTTCGGAAATTATGTCATACTGTGAACACACTGGTATAGATTGCCCAATACAAAGAAACAGACTTATAAAATTTGTTACAGCTTTAGACAGCGCAGAAAGAAAGCATCATGGCAACACTTAGACTAAATGCCGACCCATCTGGAATTATTAAGGGTTCAAAGCAAGCTAAAGAAGCATTAAAAACTGTTGGAACACAAGCTAAACAAACAGAAAAACAAGTTGTTACATCTGTTACAAATCAAGGAAATGCTTTAACCAGACTTGGTACAAACATGACAGGTCGCACAAGGTTTGTATTTAATAACACTGCTAACCAATTAGGAGACATGGCTGTTCAAGCAAGCATGGGAACAGATATGTTCCGTGTAATGGGTATGCAGTTGCCTCAGTTAGCTGGTGGTTTTGCTTTATTAGGTGGTTCAATGGGTGTTGTAATGCCTTTGCTTGGTGTTTTGGCGGCTATTGGTTTTCCTATTATTGCCGCAATGAGAATGGCAAGCGGTGGAGCAGATGAGTTTGGGGAAGCAGTAGAAAAGTTATCAGATAAATTATCTGGTTTAAACACTGCAATAAAATTACAAAATAGACCTTTATCTGCTTGGATTGCAAGATATGGAGTGCTTGGAAATGCATTTAAGGAAGCTGAAGCTAGTTTTGTTAGAATGGAACAAAGAGTATTAGCAGGTCAATTTGATGACACGATTAGAAGAATAGGACGTCAATTTATAGAACTAAAAGATATTACATTAGCAATTGATGAAATGGCGGCACTTGGAATACAACGAGAAACAGGAGCAATTTCACCTTATTTAGATGCTAGATCAGATAACCTTAGTAGAAATGCTAGTGCGCTATTAGATATGCAGGAACAGTTTGACATATCATTAATGCAAGCGCAAATGTTAGCAGAAGTATATCAAAAGTTTAATGCGGCTACTACATTTGATGAGCAAGCAAAAGCAGTGTTAGAAGTTTCATCAGTTTTTAATAAATTAGAATCTAGCACTGATAGAGGAACAGATGCTTTATTAGAATATCAAAAAGAGTTTAGAAGTGCTTATGATCTGAGTAAGAAAATGGTAGCAAACAATAAACTATATATTGATAGTCAAAGCAGTGCATTACAAATAAGCATAACCGCTCAAAAACAAATTGGGCGAGGAAGCGTAATGCCAAGTAGCTCAGATTTATTCTTTATGAGAACTGGTGGAGAAATTATACAAACTAAGGAAAAAATTAAAGTTATAGATAAAGAATTAAATAAATTAAAACAATATGCCGCTCAAGTAAAACCAATTATTACTCTCACACAAGAATATGAATTAGCAACTTCTACATTACTAAGAGCTAAAGAAAAAGGAGCAATAACTGAACAAGAATATGCTGACAAATTAGGTATAGTTACAAGTAAATATCAAATTGCTACAGGTGCGGCATTAGATTTTGCTAAAATAGCAACTTCATCAGCAAAAAGTTTAGAGAATAGTTTAATGAGTTTAGCAGAAGGGACGTTAACTGTTCAAGACGCATTTAAATCAATGGCTGTATCAGTTATTAAAGAATTATATAGAGTTCTTGTTGTTCAACAAATTGTAAATGGTGCAATGGGAATGTTTGGTTATCAACGTATGGCAGGAGGTGGGTTTGGTAAAGCAAGCACAGTTGCACCAACAGTAGGTTTTGCTGGAGGTGGCTATACAGGTTCTGGGTCTAGGTCTGGCGGTGTTGATGGTCGAGGTGGTTTCCATGCTATATTACATCCACAGGAGACTGTAGTAGATCATAC